TCCAAGAAAAAGCATTAAAGTTCTGTAAACAACAAGAACTACAGAAAGCGATGGACAAAGCACAAAAAATCATAACTGAAGGTGATTTTGAATCCTATGATAAAGTTGAAGGTCTTGTTAGAGAAGCTCTTCAGGTAGGTCAAATCGAAAAAAATGTTTCGGATATCTTTACAGGGTTAGATACTGTTTTGGATGAGGATTATCGTCACCCAATTCCAATTGGAATACCAGGTATTGACAATTTGTTAAAGGGAGGTTTGGCTAAAGGTGAAATCGGAGTTATTTTAGCACCAACTGGTGTGGGTAAAACCACAATCTTAACTAAGATTGCAAATACTGCTTTCAATATGGGTTACAATGTTCTTCAAATATTTTTCGAAGACAATCCAAAAATTGTACAAAGAAAACACTTTACCATTTGGACTGGTATTGCACCTGATGAACTAGCTAACCATAAGGAAGAGGTGTTATCCAAAATTGGCGAGATTCAAGAAACCATGAAAAACAAACTAGTATTGAAGAAGATGGCATCAGATACTGCTACCATGGGTCAAATCAAAAACCAAGTAAGAAAGATGATTGCTGACGGAACAAAAATTGATTTGATTCTGTTAGATTATATCGATTGTGTATTACCTGAATCATCTGCTAAAGACGAATGGAAGGCTGAGGGTTCGGTTATGAGAGCATTCGAAGCCATGTGTCACGAACTAAATATCGTTGGATGGACTGCCACCCAAGGCAATAGAAGTTCAATTTCATCTGAGGTTGTAACCACCGACCAAATGGGTGGTTCAATTAAGAAGGCTCAAGTCGGTCACGTAATCATCACAGTGGCCAAAACACTTCAACAAAAGGAAATGAATCTTGCAACAATCGCAATTACAAAATCTCGTCTCGGTAAAGACGGTGTTGTGTTCGAAAACTGCAAATTCAACAACGAACTCTTGGAGATTGATACTGAATCATCAGTGACTTTCTTAGGTTTTGAGGAACAACAAGAGGAAAGAAAAAGAGATAGAGTTAGAGAATTATTGGAAAAAAGAAAACAAAGGGAACAAACTCCAAATTCTTAATTTCTAAATATCTACTTTTTCAGAAAAAAACTTATTTTTTTTAAATTAAAATGTCGGTCGCTTTGGCTCCGACACCATATTTATCATAAAAATCAACGATTTTTTGATAAAAAAACTAATGTTAAAATTTTAAAAATGGACATTTCAAACAGAATTTTATCGGATATCACAGTGTATATGAAATACGCAAAGTATATTCCAGAACTTAAGAGAAGAGAGACGTGGCAAGAATTAGTCACAAGAAACATGGAGATGCATATCAAAAAGTTTCCACAGCTCGAAAAAGAGATTAGAGAGAATTACATGTATGTTTACAAAAAGCAAGTGTTACCCTCAATGAGGTCAATGCAATTTGCAGGCAAACCAATTGAAATTTCTCCAAACAGAATTTACAACTGTGCTTATGCACCTGTAGATGATTGGAGAGTTTTTTCTGAGATTATGTTTTTGTTACTTGGAGGTACAGGGGTAGGTTATTCTGTTCAAAAGCACCATACTGACGTATTACCTGAGATTAGAAAACCAAGTAAAGAAAGAGGTAGAAGATGGCTGGTTGCCGATTCAATAGAAGGTTGGGCAGATGCTGTTAAAGTATTGGTTAAATCTTATTTCTTCGGTGGTTCACATATCATTTTTGATTTTAGTGACATCAGACCAAAAGGAGCACGTCTTGTGACTTCAGGTGGTAAAGCACCTGGACCTCAACCACTTAAGGAATGTTTGATTAAATTAGAAGGTATCTTAGATTCTAAAGAAGATGGCGATAAGTTAAGGCCTATAGAGGTACATGATATGGTATGTCACATTGCAGACGCGGTGTTGGCTGGCGGTATAAGAAGAGCAGCACTTATTTCATTATTTTCGGCAACTGATGAAGAAATGATTGGTTGTAAAAGCGGTTCTTGGTGGGAAACAAATCCACAAAGAGGTAGAGCTAACAACTCAGCTGTGCTAATGAGACACAAAATTACAAAGGACTATTTTATGGACCTTTGGAAAAGAATTGAGGCAAGCGGTGCTGGTGAACCTGGTATCTACTTATCAAACGATAAAGATTGGGGAACTAATCCTTGTTGTGAGATTGCACTTCGTCCTTTCCAATTCTGTAACCTAACTGAGGTAAACGTATCAAACGTAGTTTCACAGGAAGATTACGAAGACAGAGTTAAAGCGGCTTCGTTCATTGGAACACTTCAAGCGGGATACACTGACTTCCACTATCTCAGACCTATTTGGCAGAGAACAACAGAAAAAGATGCGTTGATTGGGATTTCAATGACGGGTATTGGTTCAGGTGCTGTTCTTGGACTTAATATGAAGTCAGCAGCTAAAGTTGTGAAAGAAGAAAATAAAAGAGTTGCTGAACTATTAGGTATCAATCCTGCGGCTAGAACAACAACAGTTAAACCGGCAGGAACAACGTCTTTGACTTTGGGAACTTCAAGTGGAATTCACGCTTGGCATAATGATTACTATATCAGAAGAGTAAGAGTTGGTAAAAATGAATCAATGTATTCTTACTTGGCAGTCAATCACCCTGAACTTATTGAAGATGAATATTTCAGACCACACGACACTGCAGTAATTGGTATTCCACAAAAAGCACCTGAAGGGTCAATCCTAAGAAACGAATCTCCAATTCAATTACTTGAACGAGTAAAGAAAGTTCAACAAGAGTGGATTAAACCAGGTCACAGAAGTGGTTCAAATGCTCACAATGTATCTGCAACAATTTCAATTCGTGAACACGAATGGCCTGCAGTTGGTGAGTGGATGTGGGAAAATAAGGAATATTATAATGGACTTTCAGTTCTTCCTTATGACGGAGGAACATATATTCAAGCACCTTTTGAAGATTGTACTAAAGAAAAGTACGAAGAGCTTATGAAGGCATTACATGATGTGGATTTGTCTAAGATTGTAGAATCTGATGACAACACTGATTTAAGTGGTGAAGTTGCTTGTGCAGGTGGTGCTTGTGAAGTAAAATTTGTATAATGGAAAAACCAACAAATAGTCAGGGGGAGAAGTCAAAACTTCTCCCTTCTGATTTTTACATGGAAAATGGAAGAAAAGTTATGACTGAAGAATATCATATTCGTAGGGGATATTGTTGTGGTTCGGCATGTAGACATTGTCCTTTCGAACCAAGAGCAACAAAAGGAGTCACGACTTTATTAAAAAAATAAGCGAAGTATATTTATCTGATATGGCAGATGGAACTACATACGGCATAAATTTTCCATTCAGAGATTCTTTAAAGGGTGATTATCTTGAATTAACTGAGTTACAATCTCAGGAGGTGAAGGCTAATTTAATTCATCTACTGTTAACAAGAAAAGGTTCAAGATATTATTTACCCGAATTTGGAACAAGAATATATGAATTTCTTTTCGAACCATTCGATGGATTAACTTTCGATGCTATTCAATCTGATATTAGAGATGCAATTGAACAGTTCATGCCTAACCTTTTGGTTAACGAATTGAGTATCACACCCGCCGACCCTCAAGAGGAAGTCGATATTGCAACAGGGCAAAACTTTGTTGGGACAAGTGAAGCATCAATTTACAGAGCACCTGGTAAAGGAACGTCTGAGTACACTGCAAAAATAAGAATTGACTATTCTCTTAATAATCAAACATTCACTCAAAGTGATTTTGTTATAATCAATATTTAATGTAGATGGCTAATCGTAAAATTTCATATACTTCACGCGACTTTCAGGCAATAAGAACTGATTTATTAAATTACGTAAGAACTTATTATCCTGAACTGATTCAGAATTTCAATGACGCTTCGTTATTTTCTGTATTTTTAGATTTAAATGCTGCGGTTACAGATAACTTACATTACCATATTGATAGGAGTATTCAGGAAACAGTTTTACAGTATGCCCAACAAAAGTCATCAATATACAACATAGCTAGAACCTATGGATTAAAATTACCTGGACAAAGACCATCAACATCACTTGTTGACTTTTCTATAACAGTACCGGCTTTTGGTGATAAGGAAGATGAAAGATATTTGGGGCAACTCGCAAGAGGTTCACAAGTTGTTGGGGCGGGTTTAGTTTTTGAAAATTTATATGATATTGACTTTGCATCGCCATATAACGCTCAAGGATTCCCAAATAGGTTGAAAATTCCAAACTTTAACGCGAACGGAGTACTTGTTAACTATACTATTACAAAAAGAGAAATAGTTGTTAATGGGATTACAAAAGTTTTCAAGAAAGTGGTGACACCAAGTGACGTAAGACCATTTTTTGAGCTTTTCTTACCTGAAAAAAATGTTTTGGGTATTACCAGCGTTTTGTTGAAAGATGGTACACAATATACAAACGTACCAACAAATGCCGAATTCATTGGACTTGCAAATAGGTGGTATGAAGTAGACGCCCTTGCTGAAGATAGAGTTTTTATTGAGGACCCCACAAAAGTTTCGGACCAACCGGGTATTAAAGTTGGAAGATATATTCAAACAAGTGATAGGTTTATTACGGAATACACCGCAGAAGGATTCAAGAAAATGACATTCGGTGGAGGTACCAACACAGCCCAAGACCAATTAGATGAGTTTACAACTTTAGGTCTAACAATGGACCTACAGAAATATTCTAACAACTTTTCTTTAGGTTCAACATTAAGACCTAACTCAACACTATTCATTCAATATAGAGTAGGTGGTGGGTTGAATACCAATTTAGGAACTAATGTTATCAATCAAGTTGGTACTGTAACATTTTTTGTTAATGGACCATCGGAAGCCACAAACTCATCAGTTGTAAATTCCTTAAGGTGTAACAATGTTACCGCTGCGATTGGTGGTGCTAACGTTCCGTCACTTGAGGAAATAAGAAATTATGTTTCATTCAATTTCTCAGCACAAAAAAGAGCAGTAACTGTCCAAGATTATGAATCAATAATAAGAAATATGCCAGGTCAGTTCGGAGCACCTGCAAAAGTTTCTATTACAGAAAATGATAATAAGATTCTTATACAAATTCTTTCTTATGATACATCAGGTAAATTGACAAGTATAGTATCTAATACTCTTAAACAGAATATTGCAAATTATTTGTCAAACTACAGAATGATGAATGATTATATTTCAATATTCACAGCCGAAGTAATTGATTTGAGTTTAGACATTCAAATAGTGTTAGATTCCGCACAGAATTCAGGTCAAGTTATTTCATCTGTGATTGATGTTGTATCAAACTATTTTGACCCACAAGTTAGACAACTCGGACAAAATGTTTATTTGAGTGAACTTCAGAGTTTGATTCAAAATCAAAATGGCGTTTTGACTGTTACAGGGATTCAAGTTTTCAATGAAGTTGGAGGACAATATTCTGGGTTTGAAACATCAATGGAATATAGTGACCCAGCAACAAAACAAATTGGTCCTGTTGACGATACAATTTTCGCCCAACCATCACAAGTTTATCAAGTTAGATATCCTAACAAAGACATCAGAGTTTCAGTTAAGAATTTCCAATCGGTTACAATGTCTTAACAAGTTTATATTTTTATTTCTTAAGTTATAATTGGAATATCGTGGGTCTTGAAAAAAACCCAATTAACTATTTATAACTAAAAGATTGAATGGGTAATTCTTATAGAATAAGAACAGAGGTAGGGGTTGACCAAACTATTAATATTCAGTTGGACCAAGATTGGGAGTTTTTAGAGATACTTTCTTTGACAATTCAACAAAATGAAGTTTTTCCAAGAGCTTGTGCTGACTATGGTGTTGTTGTAGGAAGGGTTACCGCCAATAATGGATTCGGGATTCCGAATGCAAGAGTTGCTCTTTTCGTACCAATATCTTCGATTGACGAATCAAACCCAATCATACAATCAATATATCCTTACAAATCACCTTCAGATAAAAATGAGGATGGTTATAGGTATAATCTACTTCCATACGAAAAATCATATAGTAAACATGCTGCAACAGGTACATTACCTACAAGGTTGGATGTTTTGACAGGAAATACTACCGTAGAAATATATGACAAATATTATAAGTTTACGGCAAAGACAAATGATAGCGGGGACTATATGATTATGGGTGTTCCTTTAGGGACACAAACTTTCGTAATGGATGTTGACCTATCAGATATAGGTGAATTCTCACTCACACCTCAAGATTTAATAAGGATGGGACTTGCAACTGAAGCTCAGGTCGCCGGAAATCAGTTCAACACTTCAACC